AAATTATACAACACGGGTGCCATAGTACGTCATACTATTTACTTTTTGTTATTTAGGTCCAATACTATATAATCAGATCAACTAGAATTATTGAATTCTACAGTTTGTTTCGACAACTCTTCCAAGTCACCTAGGAAAGATTTGTTTATTGGATAGAGCGTCCTGTACTGTCTAGACCCTTGACAGAATTCGGCAAGAAAGGAGATTATCTCACTATGTCTTGGACTTGCAATAAAGTTAGCCCACTTCTGATAGACAAAAGGCACTTCTCTTTGACTGAATACGACCGTGAATATTTGATCTAATTTATATTTCCTGAAAAATTCAGAATTATATAGTGAAGATATATCTTGAGGCGTAGCTCTCAGAAATTTCTCCTTAAATCTATTAATAATCACACTGAACTTGTCCTCAGAGAATTGTCCAACAGTCATAAGACTAATTTGCAATAAGAACATAACCTCTCTTTCAAAGGATTCATCTTTCTTGATAAACCTAGTGATACTTTTCCTATCGTTGTTTTCTAATATAAACTTACCTGATAACTTAATACATTTGTCTATCTCATACTTATTCGCAATCTGTGATAATAACCCAACAGACTCTGCCTCGCCTAAGTCAGATAAACATTTTTCCCTCTCAACATTATAATAGTGTCGAAGTTCTTGATTTTTATTGATCTTTTGATCAAAATTATGGTTAATATAGTTTTCAAATAGTTGTGTCAACATAAAATTGCCAGGCGCAGCACATATGACTGAACACATCCACCTTTTAACAAGATATACTGTACTTAAATTCTTATCAGTATATATCAATTTGCGTAACACGGAAGGGGCGTGCCATGAAATGAAACCAACATCATTTACATACCGCTTTAGAAACTTAACATCAGGTCTTCTCCAATAATATGATATACTAGGTTCTAAACTAGCTACTACTGAATCTGACTCTAAAGTAAGGTATTTGCTTATAATTTCATCAACGTATAACAAGTTCATATTAAAATTTAAATAGAACTTTGAATCATCCCCAGAAAATACTGCATAAGCATTTGCAGCTACTTTCCCTATCCCGTAGATCTTCTGTAGTACTACAATCCACACAATATAATTTACTAATGTGTTGATCAATGTAACTAAAGGGTGTCCACTTGGCATACCTCGAGATATCTGATAAACGAAGCCGGGGGGTACAACCAAATTTTTGTTAACCACTGTATCCGTCAAAAATGAGAAGAAGCGATCATGAAAACGGTCATCTGGGTAACATTTTCTTATTAAGCTCATTGCTGCCAAAATCATCTCTTCATCAACATGTGCATCGAACAAAGTCCAGTCGCATCGCATTGACCAAGGGAATAATTTTTCCAGTCGCTGAATCCACTGGTTTTCAGTAATACTAAAGTTCTTACCAACAAAGATACAATTACGTTCTATTGCTTGCAGACATTTAGTAAAAGGTTGAACAACAAGTAAACTTAAAAGCACTAGGGGTTCTTCAGGAATCCACACAGCCCTAGTGGATATTTTTTCCGTATACTCATCGGAGAGTTTAACATCTTTTGAACGACCGCCGAGACACCACAAGCCTTCCCACTTAAATTTCTTCTCTTTCAAATGATTAAATATATGTTTTGCAACATTTATAGAATATTTGATAGTATCTGATCTTTTGTCTCCAAAAAATAATTTAGTGAAGAAGCCTGGATGAGCATCAGGATTTATGGACAGCATTTCAAAATCTGCTTCGGTGAGTGGCGGCATTTTAGGCAATTTAAGCCAAGGGAAATTTTCTTCCTCCAATATTCTGAGATAATCTTCGGCTTTAAATTTTGTTTCCCTAAATTCTGCAAATTTGTTTAAAACATATCTGTAAGTGTCGTATCCTCCTGTCCAAACTTCTCTCTTTTTAGATAGGAACTCGTTCATATCGATTTCATCAATCTTTACTTCAGAACTCATGTATTTAAGAAAATCGTTATTCAAAGGTATTCTTTTTGATGGTGTGTAACCCACGTAGTTAGGTGTATAACCAACAAATTTACAATTTGGACTTTCTGTGAGTGGTCCTCCCTGTTGAATTGCGTCTTTTCTTTTCATGCGGATCCCAGCGACACCTTTATGACAAAAGAAAGTAGGTTCATTATAATATCTTATCTTACGTCTTCTATGTAAAAATGGAACATAAGATTTTTTATTGGTCCTTGATTTAAATAAATTCATGAAAAACTCAGCGCAACTAAAAGTCCCTTCTTTAATAACATAACCACTTTTAGTCGCGAATTGTCTAAATGAACTTACAATAGGAAACCAGATTCTCTTTTTATAAAAGTCTTTTACTCTACGAGTTTTATGATATGCGACAAGTGTCCAGGTGCCTTGGCTGAAACTGTCGGAATGTAAAAATCCACTCCTAGTTTAGCCAGAAACTCTTTGATGTCTCCGCCTTCCATATGAAGTTCCCACATCTCTCTGCGGAAAGCATCAAGGAGGTTGGCTTCGTAGTCTGAAGGAGTAACTCTTTCGCCAAGAGGACTAGAAGGATTTTCTTCTTTCCACTTTTTGAATTCATCACTGAACTGTACTACGGAGAGCATCAAATGAACAGGCAACTGGTTCTTGGGAAACGTAAGAATAAACGCCTTCTCGTCACCATTAAACGCTTTAGCGAGCTTATTATTATGATCTGAATCTATGTCTTTCACCATTTCCTTCACTTTAACAGATAATTTGCGCTTCAGCTCTGCTGAAGATCTGTTAGCGTCATTGATAGCACGGAAAGTGTCTTGCAGTCTTACCGTTTTATCCTCGTCAAGGCCTCTTGACGCCCATTCAGGAAAGGTTAATGAAGCATTAAACTCAGCATCTTTTTCAGCAAACCATCGTCCAACTTTATCAGATCTGTTAGCCAGTTCTAGTAAAGCAACGTAGTTTATATAATCATAGCCTGGAAAGGACTCATTCCATTTCTCCATGAAAAATTCGCTGCGGCGCGTTCTGATGTCTTCACGCGTCTCTTGCTTGTGTTTCTTGCACCACTCCTCACGAACTAAGTCTTTATCTATTACGATTTTTCTATAGTCGATTTTGGGTGTGTTCATCGTCCCTAGTATTGAACTGCTATATTTCTTCACCCTATCATCCTTACAAACATACTCCAGATGGTCGTGGGGCGGCGTCTCGTCAAAGGCTATTACACCTAAGATAGAGATATTCCTTTTATGGTAGAAAAAACGTAACTACTACGAAGCAGTAGCGAAAAACCTGAGGGTTATAAGAATAAAATTACTATATCCGATTATTTTTAAATATACGATAGACCTCCAAACGTCAACAAAGTGACTTACTAATTACTTATAATAAAATTAAGTTCGATAGGTAAAAGTTTCTGAATAACAGAGTATGGACCATTTGGCCTAGCGTCGGGAATGTAGTTATTTACATCCCCAACGTGTGTTATTTTAGATCAATGCAGGCTCACTTTTAAATTCTGCTAGGGTCCCATGGCTTGACACTTTTATATATATATAATATTTCCTCCATGGGAGGTTACTAGACAGCTCCCTTGCCATCACGTAGTATTGGACTTTCCATGCACGAACCAACTGGGAATATTACTGACTATAAATTGGCATAAGTATCAGAAGGTTAACGTGTTCCAACTCCTATATATAAGCACAAATGAAACGACAGAAGACAGGTACC